GAGCGCCGGGAAACTCGGAAAGAAGCGCATAAACGGCTTTTGCGTGAAGTGTTGATACAAGCTTTTCGAGTTCCGGGAACAGGATATTTACAAGGCGGGAAACAGATTGTTTCAGCTTTGATCCTCAATGATGAACGGAACAATGTTGTATCGTAAACATTCCTTGAGCGCCACCAACCGACCAACCCGCCCGTTACCATCTTGGAAGGGATGAATGCGTTCAAAGTTGTAGTGAAATTCGATGATATCTTCTATCGAAACGGAATCAAGAGCTTCATAGTGCAGCAACAGCGCTTTCATTCTCGCCGATACATCATTTGGCTTTACGGTTTCCTTACCGCCGACCACATTGGCTCTTTTTTTGTAGTCGCCAACGGCAAACCATACAAGCGTGGAATCCTTCGTACTCTGCTTCAAAATACGATGCAGTTCCTTGATAATGGCCTCGGTGAGCGGTTCTTCTGCATGGTCTATCACATAATCAATGGCACGAAAATGGTTGACTGTTTCGATGATGTCATCGACAGGGATTCCTTCTCCGACATCAATCGTGTTCGTTTCAAAAATCAATCGGGTTTGATCCTCGCTGAGTTTGCTGCCTTCAATGTGGTTGGAGTTGTATGTCATACGGACTTGAAGTTCGTGGTACAAACCGCCGGGCATACGGATGCTCTTTTCATCACGCAGCGTTTGCAGCAGTGCGTTGTCTGAGATATTTCGGCATAGTTCCTCCGGTTTACAGTCCAAAAACACCGCGATCTTATCAAGCACACGGTCAGCAATTTTTTCACCGTGACCGATTTTGGCAACCGTCCGCGATGAAATGCCGAGTTCATTTGCAAGGGCGGTCTTTGTAAGCCCTTTTTCATTGAGTTTCCAGATAAGTCCATCATATGAAATCATTCATGCCACCTCTTTCCTTTACTTATTATAACCGATTTTGCACAAAAAGTAAAGGTAACTCTGAAAAAAAGTAAAGGTAGGGGGATCAAAATCTCCGGGACCTTTTCGGTCGGGCAACGGCCCGGGGTCACGTGTGCGAAAAAGGCGAAATCAAAAGGGTAATTAAAAGCAGCGGCTTGTCTGCCACCGGAAAGGAGGTCACAGATGCCCACAAAATCAAATAACACAGGCGGGCGCGGCGGTGCGAGACCCGGTGCGGGAAGGAAGAAGTCCGCAGTCAAGGACAAGGCCGAAAACGGTAATCCCGGCGGCAGAAAACTTGAAGTGCTGGACATTCCCGAACTTGAGGGCGCCCCAATGCCCACGCCCCATGATTTTCTTTCTGCCGAACAGCGGGACGGCAGCGTCCTGCAGGCACAGGAAATCTACACGGAAACCTGGCAATGGCTCAAAGGTATCGGCTGCGCCGCAAAGGTATCGCCGCAGCTCTTGGAGCGCTACGCCATGTGTTCGGCGCGGTGGATACAGTGTGAGGAAATGACCAACCGCATGGGTTTCCTCTCCAAGCACCCCACCACGGGAAAGCCGATACCGTCCCCGTTTATAGGCATCGGCATCAATTATATGAACCAGGCAGTACGGCTTTGGAACGAGATCTTCCAGATCGTGAAAGAAAACTGCAGCACGGAATACGGCGAGTCTACACCGCAGGATGACCTTAAAAACTATCTTTTTTCGATTGGAATCCAAAGCTCGCGATATCTTTGATTACGCTTATCTCCACTGTACCAATGTGTTACCACAAGCTCAGGAGCATTTTTCAACTGATATCCTGAATTTGGCAGCCATTCTCTTGCGATTTTTTTCCTCAGCTCAAGGAATATCAGCGTTGGATACGCACATCTCTCGGTTTCAAATATCGCATAGGTGCATTTTGGAATCGTGATATTTTCATAATATCCGGCGAATTCTTTCCCCAAGACTTCATCCTTGTTGAGATTATTGCGATAATATTCGGTCAACCGGCTTGCGATATAAAAGTCGTAACCGTTGTCATCAATGTTGGTAATAACGTCAAAATTGCTTACATTATCGCCCGAAAGAGCCCCGAGAATGTACTGTAACGGTCTTGTTTTTACATACATTTCTTCTTCTTGTTCTGCACGTTCTCCGGGAACGCCCGAAAAATGACGCTTATAGCCCGTCAGTATCATTTCTTCTTTTTCTTCAATTCTGTAATTCATGGTGCTACCGCCTTTCAATATAATTTGAATGGACAGGCGGGAGAAAGACTTGAGCATCTGACCATTCCTGCGCGCTTCGGATGGAGTGATGCCGTGAAATCTCTGAAATGCTTTTGCAAAGCTGTCCGGAGAGTCATATCCGTATTTCATAGCTACGTCAATCACCTTTGATTTCCCGTTTGCAAGCTCTGTGCCAGCTAGCGATAATCTGCGGAGCCGGATATACTCCCCGAGCGTGTAGCCGCAGAGTATACCGAAAATCCGCTGAAAGTGATAACCTGACGAAAAGCTTTGCTTTGCAACCTCCTCGTAATCAATTTCATCTGTAAGATGATTTTCGATGTAGTTTATCGCATTTTGAATTCCACATATCCAGTCCATATTCATCCTCCTGCCAAACATATTATATCATCGCGGAAATTGTATTTCCCGATATTTTATGCGGTGTTTTATCGGATATATTGTATCATAGCTCAAAAACAGTTGCAAGAGTTGACTTAAATCCTCCCGGCTGTGAAACCGGGCGTCCGTAGAGAAATCTTCGGGTAAAACGGTCCCGACGTCAGAGCAGTGCAGTACACTCTTCAAGCTGTCGGTCGAGATTTCAATGTTGCTCAACGTAATCGCGGCAACGAACGACATTGAACATGAAGACCTCTGCAGACTTTGACCCGCTCCTCACCGGCTTTGATGAAAAGGAACTGTCCAAGCTCTTTGACGACGGCATTGAAGCCGAAGAGGATAATTTTGATGTGGATGCCGAGTTGCAAAAGCCGACCTTCACGAAGTCCGGCGACATTTGGACTCTTGGACGGCACCGGCTCATCTGCGGCGACGCTACCCGAGAGGAAACCTACACCGCTGAACTCAGCGTACTGAGTTCGATAAAGACCCGAATGCAATTTGCATGGGACACGGATACACCGTGCGGCGTTTGACACCCACCGAATGCGCGAGACTCCAAGGGTTCCCGGACAACTGGTGTGCTGACCTTGGCACGGAAAAACCGTCCGATGAGGAAATGTACTTCTGGCACAAGGTGTTCAAGACCTACTCCGAAGTGACCGGCTGCAAGATGAAGTCCGACAAGCAGGTCGCAAAGTGGCTGAAAAACCCGTATTCCGACAGTGCGGAATATAAGATGTGGGGCAACGGCGTGGCTCTCCCGTGCGTATGGTTCGTGCTCTGCGGAATTGTGTGGTATGCACAGTCCGAAAGCAAATAAATCGGCACATATTCTACTCGAAATGTACGGAAAATGACTGGATATATGCCGCACCTGACGGTAATATGTGACTACCGAATTTAGAGGAGGTCACACATATGACAATCAAAATGAACGCAACGGGTGCAGAACGCAAGCGGCTGGTGCAAACCATTTCCGACTGGCTCGGCGTCCCCGCAAAATACTGCGGCGCACCTACATTCAACTACGAAGTGGACTACTTCACCGTCGACCGAAACGGCAGCCTTTCCTTTGACGACCGTGCCGACAGTGAGGTCATTGAGCGGCTGCTTCAACACCTCTACGATGAGGAATTTGATATCGACCAGAGCCACACCGAGGAGGACGAGCCTTGCGCCGTTTGTGTTTCCATGCCGAGGAGTATGTTTACTGACAGCAATTTGGAGAACTTAAAGACAATTATCACATCCAAAGGCAGTCTTATCAAGAAAGCCCTCGGTGTAGATGACCTGCCACTCGAAATCACGGACGCAAAGGTTTCCTTCCCGTGGTTCACGGCAACACCCACCCCGGACGAGATGCAAGCCTACGACACCTTCATCTGCAAGCTGTGCGAAATGGCACGGAATCAGAAACGGGTCAATGCCTCCGAAAAAAACACGGATAATGAAAAGTACGCATTCCGATGTTTTCTCCTGCGTCTCGGCTTCATTGGTGCTGAATGCCTGCGAGTCGGCAAAGCAGAACCCCGGCGAGGAGAACTCCTTCCGACAGCTTCGCCTCAATCAATGGGTCAAACAGGCGGTGCGCTGGATGCCGATGGACAAGTGGGACAAATGTGAGTTTGCTGTCAGCGAGGACGATCTGGAAGGTCGTGTATGTTACGGCGGTCTTGACATCTCGTCCACTACGGATATTACGGCATTCGTTCTGGTATTCCCACCGGAAGACGAGAGCGACAAATACATCATTCTTCCGTACTTCTGGATACCGGAAGACAACCTTGAGCTGCGTGTCCGTCGTGACCATGTGCCATACGATGTGTGGGAACGGCAGGGATACCTCCAAACCACGGAAGGCAATGTCGTTCACTACGGCTATATCGAGAAGTTCATCGAGAGTCTGGGTGAGCGTTTCAATATCCGGGAAATTGCCTTTGACCGATGGGGCGCTGTGCAGATGGTGCAGAACCTTGAGAGCATGGGATTCACGGTCGTTCCCTTCGGACAGGGCTTCAAGGATATGTCCCCGCCGACCAAGGAACTGATGAAGCTGGTGCTGGAGCAGAAAATCGCCCATGGTGGTCATCCCGTTCTCCGCTGGATGATGGACAATATTTTCATCCGCAACGACCCGGCAGGCAACATCAAGCCGGACAAAGAGAAATCCACAGAGAAAATTGACGGGGCCGTGGCAACGATCATGGCTCTCGACCGGGCAATCCGCTGTGGGAATGACAGTGCCGAGAGCGTATACGATACGAGAGGGCTGCTGTTTATCTGAAATTGTAAATTTCTTGCTAACCGCTTGCATATCGCAAGCAAAAGTGGTATACTATATTCGCAAGGAGGCGATAAGCTATGGCAAGAACTTCTAATGTATTCGCTCGTGTAGAGCCTGAAATTAAAGAGCAGGCCGAACAGGTGCTTGATCAACTGGGTATTCCCATGTCCAATGCGGTCAGTATGTTTCTGCGGCAGATCGTTCTGCAGCGTGGCATTCCGTTTGAAATGAAACTGCCGGAGCGTAAACCGGTAGCTTTCGGGTCTTTAACGAAGGAGCAGCAGGATGCAGAGCTTGAGAAAGGCATGGCAGATATCCGTGCCGGTCGCACCCATTCTGCGCAAAGCGTCATGGATGAACTGAAAAGAGACTACGGCGTATGAATTGGGAAATAGAATTCACCGACCAGGCAAAACAAGACCTTCGAGATATTCTGGACTATATCACCTATGAGTTGCAGGAACCGAAGGTCGCTGTGAACCTGGTACGGCAAATTACAAAAGAGATCCTCTCTTTGAACCAGATGCCCATGCGGTATCAGCTTTACGGTGAGGAGCCCTGGCAAAGTCAAGGATTACGCTGCTTCCCGGTCAAGAACTATCTCATTTTCTATTACCCGGACGAAGCCAAAAGCACGGTCTACGCCGTGCGTGTGATTTATGGAGGGCGTGATATCAGCCGTCAACTGAGCGAAACCGAAACGATCTGAATTCAACACAACGAGAGCATCTGTCTACGGACAGGTGCTTTTCTTTTGCCCATTTTTAAGGAGAGTGATGTCAATGGGTATCTTTTCTGGGCTGTTCAAATCCAGAGATAAGCCTCAAAATCGCACATCGGGCAGCAACTACGCCTTTTTCTTCGGCGGCACGACCTCCGGCAAGGCGGTGACAGAACGCTCTGCTATGCAGATGACCGCCGTGTATTCCTGCGTTCGTATCCTATCGGAAGCTGTCGCGGGACTCCCGCTGCACCTCTACAAATACACGGACAGCTGCGGCAATGATAACGGAGCTTCGGTCTATGATAGCCGTGGGCTGTTGTTTGTGTAGCTCTACAAAAACAGTCGAATGTTAAAAGTTTTTGTATTGAAAATGTCGTTTACTTTGAACTGCTTCGCCGCGGCTATGATGCAGCAATCGGCAAAATCGGCAATGCGGAGGTTGACTTCATCGCAACGACCGCCAACGAGAAAAAGTATATCCAGGTGACAGAGTCCATGATGAGCGAGGACGTGCGGAAACGGGAGCTTGCACCGCTGCAAAGCATCCGCGACAACTACGAGAAAATCGTGTTATCCCTTGAACCGGGGCTCGATGCTTCCTATGACGGGATAAAATCCGAAAACCTCATCGAGTGGTTACTCAGTGAATAAGCACTGCATTTTCGGAGCAAAATCAAAAGTTTTTGCAGTTCAAGTCAGAAACATCTTTAATTCGGACACTTTCGGACTTGTAAATAGATAAAATTGAAAAATTCAAAGCATCTGTTCATATGAGCAGGTGCTTTTCTTTTGCCCATTTTGAAGGAGAGTGATTTAGGTGGGTATCTTTTCGGGACTGTTCAAATCCAGAGACAAGCCTCAGAACCGCACAGCTGGCAGCAATTATGCTTTTTTCTTCGGTGGCACGACCTCCGGCAAAGTTGTGACGGAACGGTCAGCAATGCAAATGACCGCCGTGTATTCCTGCGTCCGTATCTTATCGGAGGCTGTCGCGGGGCTGCCGTTGCACCTATACAAATACACGGACAGCGGAGGAAAGGCAATGGCGCTCGACCATCCGCTCTACCACTTGCTCCACGATGAGCCGAACCCGGAGATGAGTTCTTTCGTGTTCCGGGAAACCCTCATGACGCACCTTCTCCTCTGGGGTAATGCCTATGCGCAGATCATCCGCAACGGCAAAAACGAGATTGTTGCATTGTACCCACTGATGCCAAACAAGATGTCGGTGGACAGAGACGAGAACGGCCGGCTTTACTACACCTATTATCGTGGCTCGGATGAAGCCATCAAAAACAAGGAGTTCGCCGTAACGCTTCATCCCTCGGATGTGCTTCACATTCCGGGACTCGGTTTTGACGGTCTGGTCGGCTACAGCCCCATCGCTATGGCGAAGAACGCCATTGGTATGGCTATCGCCTGTGAGGAGTACGGTGCAAAATTCTTCGCAAACGGTGCCGCACCGGGCGGTGTGCTGGAACATCCCGGTACGATCAAAGACCCGCAGCGTGTGCGTGAGAGCTGGCAGTCCACCTTCGGCGGCAGCGGCAACGCAAACAAAATCGCCGTACTGGAAGAAGGTATGAAATATACGCCAATCGGCATCTCGCCGGAGCAGGCGCAGTTCCTCGAAACACGCAAATTCCAAATCAATGAGATCGCTCGAATTTTCCGAGTCCCGCCCCACATGGTAGGAGATTTGGAAAAGTCGAGCTTTTCTAATATTGAGCAGCAGTCCCTGGAATTCGTGAAATACACTCTTGACCCCTGGGTCATCCGCTGGGAACAGTCTATTCAGCGGTCACTCCTCTCGCGGGACGAAAAAGCGGCGTATTTCGTGAAATTCAATCTGGAAGGTCTGCTCCGCGGAGACTATCAGTCCCGCATGAACGGGTACGCCATCGGACGCCAGAATGGCTGGATGTCCGCAAATGACATCCGGGAACTGGAAAACC